CTACTGACTTGGTCACCTCCCACAATTTTACCCTTGTGTGAGTCATGAGGACTATTCTCATGCCATTTTGGGCTGATTGTTCTTTACTGCTAGCACAATCATAGCTACTTTTATTATAGAAGTGTGAGTCTTCTTATTTTACAATTTATGTACCATCTGGCACAAAGGTCTCCACATAGAATATGGGTGGACCGAGATAAAAGAAACAGGTGTAATCTTCTCCTGCTGCAATATGGTACTCTCCAAACGCACGATTTTGTACTTGTTGTACACCATGTCGTGCAATTTGAAATGCTTCATCCCAATCATTATCGTTTGGTGTAGGATAAATCCTCAATTTTCCTGGAATGAATCTTTTATTTTTCTGATAGGGAACTTCCCACTGGAGTATGCTGTTCATATTACCGTATGCTAGCATAGCACCATTCATTGTGGTTTCCTCGAACGTTTGATTCATAGTTCCAGAAATTTCAGGAAGAGTCCACACATTTGCTGCGCGTGAACGTCCTGTATAGTTCCAATGTTCGGGGTTTTGTTGTCGCGTAACAGTATATCGTACACGATTATCAACATTCAATTCTGTTGCATCAAATAACCAACGAATTGAACCCCTTCGTCCTCCGTATGCACACGTTACATAGTGCAAAAATGTAAACCATGCTGGTGCATAAGTACCGGAGGGGGTGGCAAATGAATACCGGGCAATCGGTGATCCAGAATAATATCCTGGATAAAATGGAAACGCACCCATTTCGTCTCGTGTATCTACGAAACCCGAAAAGCCATCACCAGGCTGTAATTTCCATCTGGTGAAGCGTTTTAGAAGTTGTCTGAAGCTTTTAATAGATTCTCCAAAATATACTAAATTTGTGGGATCACTTGAAGTCCCAATCATATTTGACATAGTATTCAATGTCTCCGTAAGAACTGGAGCCGAATCTGTTTTCATTGTTTCTTCAGACATTTCTAGTGCTTGAGGTTCTACCTCAGAAGATTGTGGCACAATTAAGGCACTCGGTGAAGTCAATCTCAAATTTTGAATATATGTTGCATCTGGTACAGCAACTTCAAAATCTTCACATGCCGATAAAAACACATTAATTGAGATGTCATTATCAATAGTGGTATTTGGTACTGTCAATTCGTTCACGACATACACCGAAATAACACCATTTCCGTGTTTCTGAATACCTGAATTGTAACTTATAATCGGAAACGCACCGAATTGCTGATTTGGTGCTAAAGCTGGTTTAATATGCTCACGATAGGGATCAATCTGTCCCCATCCAATGTCGACTGTGAAATCAGTAGTATCACTAATATCGACAATGGTTGTGTAAGCAGTATTATACTCGGCAGTTTCACTATCAGTAACTGGGTCATAAACGATCTTCAATCGTCCCTTATGATATTTACTGCACACTACTTGGAACCGAAACTTCAAGGTTCCACGCCAATATCTAAATGGCATAGTAGCATAACATGTTGCTGGGAAATGTAGTTCACCATCCAATGTTTGTGCATGCAAACAAGGATCCACAACTGAATTCCACAATATTGCTTCTCGTTGTGCTCCCAAAGGCCACTCAAATGCATCCAACCATGACTGGTGTTTGACGATTGAGTTTATAGTGAGTTCATCTGTTGAGTCCAATCCAGCAATTGTAGGGTCAATAGTCAATTCTTGTTTAGCATCGACTGTCAACTTCATACAATCACTGGGCATGTTAACAACACTATAATTGGTAATGGGTAGTAAACGATTATGTTGGAACTCCAAATTTACAGGAGCTGAATAACCAAACAAAGTGGCAATTGTACCAATAGCATTGGCACCAATCTTTGTTGCCAGTGCGAATGGCCCAACATAAGGTGCATCAACCAAATAAGAAGCAAAATTTGCCACTGCGCCTGCGATGCGAGAAACTGGTTTATTACCATACTCATCAGCGGCTTGAGGCAAAATAGCTCCCGGTTCGATCAATGTGGGCACAGACATCTTCACTTCTGTGGCCCACGCAAAAACACTCACAGTAACGGTATCAGTTGCACCGTTAGCATGTTTGAGTGTCTGCATGGAGTGTATATCCAACACTCCCATCTTTCTCCACCCCATCGTTGGAATATCCAACACATTGTCTGGTGTAAAGAAAGGTAACAACATTTCCCCACCCTGTGAATTGGTAGGGTCAAGGAAAATGTGTGGTCTCTGTGTGGCTGCTACCAAATCTGCAGAGATGAATGACCGATCAATGGTCATTTGATCAAGGGCGTCAAGTGGATTGTATGATACAATTGCTCGACCATAATGAAATGCGTTTCCATTAATGACAACCTTGATGTGCAATTTTGCTTGTAATAACCGATAATTTGCAATACGGTT